TTTTAGAGTTAGCACCGCATCTTGCTCGGCATATTCGCCAACATACATTGCAGGTAGTTTATACATCTCTGCCTTGTGATCGATGCCCCAATGCGCTGCAGTTTCCTTCAATACAGCCTCATTTTTACCGATTCCGACATAATCACGACCCAAACTACCTAAATCGTAACGAAAGCGATTCTCGTCCACGAGAGAGCCAGCAATCATGGTATCTACTATTCTACCATCTATTTTAAGGCCCATAGACCTAATCCAGCATACATCGTACATTGCATTGTGAAATATCTTAATTGCAGATGTTTTTAGTACATCGGTAAACCATTTTATGACCATATTTTTATCCATGTTACCACCACCTTCGTGTGCAATAGGATAATATCCAGACCAACCTTCAACAGCTACAGCTATTCCAACTACTGCACCATTACCAATAACTGAACCTGAACCTTTTGATTTTAAATCTGGGTCCTTGGTTTCTAAGTCAATTGCAATCTCATCATACTTTGATAAGTCTGGAAAAGATTCTGGCGGCAGCCACTCTGTCTGTGGTTTAAATATTGGTTTGTTTTGGTTCATAAATATGTTTACTCTCTATAGTCTTATTAAGTTTATCTTTATTACTAAATGCATATAAAGCCGCGTTATAGTCATGAGGAAATATTTCCCATGATAAATCTTCTAGTCCTAAATAAATTTCTAAATCAAATTTATATTTTTTATTAATACTAATAGTTTTTACAATCCTACTTGCTTTTGGCATTTTTCATATCTTTCAATTTTTTTATTTCTAAGTCACAATAGTGCTTGATCTTCTCCAGATCTTCTACACCATTTTTATGTAAATATCTACAAACATATTTCACAACGTTGCCCTGGAAAAAACTCAAGTCGTTTTTAGAAATAAATTCGTAGGGTTGAATGTGAAAGTCCTTGTAGTGACTCCCGCCTATTTGTCTGTCTTGAGGAAAAGCTTCCTCAAATATATCTTTGTTCGTCATAGATTGTATGCCTTCTTTTTTTGTGGTTGTATTATATATAAATTTTTTTCTGTTCTTGTGCATGCAACATAAAATAATCTATGTGTATCATCTGGATCTTTTTGATAATCAACAAATGCTGCACCAGATAAGTCTGTTGTTACAACTACATTCTCTCTTTCGTTACCCTTAACACCGTGTATAGTTGATATACTGATTCTAGGATTTTTATTTAGATCTTCTCCATTTTCAATTAATTTTTTTATTTTCTTTATATCTTCATCACCTACTTCATCTAATGCTTTATCCCACTCAGCTTCTGTTTTAAGTCCATATTTCTCTTTTAAAGTATCTATGTCATAGAAACCATCTTTAATTATTGTTTTAAATAACTTTGGATCCCAGTTATCTTTGGTCATCTTTGCAACAATCTTCTTAATATCATTATAATGTAAAGGTATACCTTTTCGTAAGTCATTCCATTTCAATATAATTTCATAGATATTTTTTACTCTTGGTACAGCATTTCTTCTTTGCCAATACAATTCTTTTTCATCTAGTATTTCTCCAATTTCAGCCAACATGTAGTTAGCTGATGCTAACACCAACCATCTACCATGTGAAAAATCTACTTCATGAAGATCATTACATTTTTTAACAGATCCTTCTTCTTCTTTTGGTAACCATTCTTTTTCTACTCTATCACTTACTTTTTTTATTATTTTATTTGCAAGCTCAAAAGGTTCTTGTGGTACTCTTTGTGATTGATTTAATATAGTTCTTTTACCTTCTAAGTTTATAAATGTACTAACATGTGCACCATTCCATTTGTATATAGCCTGGTCATCATCACCTGATATGTATGAGTCTTGTGCCTTCTCTTCTATCTTCTTAACTAATCTCCATTGCGTTAAACTTAAATCTTGTGCTTCATCAACAAACATAACTCTTAAACTTGGTGCTTCACCATTCGCTATAAATTTATCTAGCATATCTGGAAAGTCAATCAAACCATGTTGTTCTTTATATCTTTCTAATTCTTCAATTATTATTTTTAATTTATCTAATTGTATTTTATTATTGTTATGTAAATTATAAAATTTTATTGGGTCCATCTCTTTTGATCGCGCTAAATTTATTAACTGTATGTATGGATCTGGAGAATAAAATATACCTTCATAGTCTTCATCTTGTTTTGCACCTTCTAATTCTAGTTTCATTTTTTCTGATAATTCTTTGTAGTGCTTTGGTTGCATTACTTGATTTTTATTTACACCTAATTGATTAAAACAAAATGAATGTAGTGTTTGAAAGTATGGTACATCGTTGTAAGACAGTTTAAATTTATCCACCGCTCTTTGTTTACCTTCTTGTGCAGCGTTCTTACTAAATGTAAAATAACCAATTTTATCTGGTGGTGTGTTAGCTAAAAATTTTTCTATGTGTCCTAGTAATGTATGTGTTTTACCTGTACCAGGTGGTCCATAAATTATATGTCTCATTAGTAATTCTCTTTCTTAAATGTTTTTGGTTTGTATGTTTCAATTTTTTTGTCAAACCTTGCTACAACAAATACAGATATTTTTGTTTTACCTACACGTTTAGTTGTGCAGTTCAGATCATCTTTTAACATTTGTGATGTTCTTTGATATGGAACTCTCCAATGTTTTCTTGATAAATAGTTGTTAAAGAAGTTATCAAATACAAAGTGATGAAAGCCATCTTTAGTATAAGTACCACCATTACGTAGATCTTCGTAATCATCTTTCTGTATTCTGTTTACACAATAATCTTCCAAGTAATTATTCAATATATCTTTTGTACTTGTACCTTCTGCAGGTTCTGTAATTTCTGCATTAGTTAATAATGCACCAGTAATTTTTTTCCAATCACCTGTTTTAACACTAGGTGGATTTATTCTTAATTGTTTAATACATTCTTCTTGAAATAAAACTTGATTAGCTAAATGTTTTGCTGAGTCTAAGTACAGTCTATCACCATCAACGTTTAAGTAGTAATATGGTTCTTCTAAATTAACTACTTGTAGATCTGTCAGACTTGGAAACACTGGTTCTTGACCTATACCAAATTTTCTTTTCTTACATAATTTTTTATCACACAAACTACACATAGGTTGGTCATTACATTTATAACCCCATTCTTTTTTATCATGTTGTTTTGTGATTATATTTACTTCTGTATCTGATAATGGTTGCTGCATAGCAGTTTCATTAAATACTATTACTTTTGATTTCCAATTGTCTGGCCATTTAGATTTTGCATACACACCATAATGAAATAGTGCATTGTTTCTACCACCTTCACCAATTTTATTTTCTGCCATAAGTTCTATACATGGCGGTCCATCAGAGTATGGTGTCTCTGGTCTTTTAACTTCTATTGTTTTGATGTCTTGTTGTTTATATCTTTCGTAGAGTTCAAAAAAAGCATCTATACTAGCAGCTTCACCATCCTCCATAAAGGCATATCTTGTTGTCTGACCACAATTAAAATATGGTAAATTTAAAAAGTTTCCTGTATCATCTTTTGATTTTAATTCTCTTTGTTTTGGAAATACTTCTGATCCACCATAACCTAATACAGATCTAATCTCATTTAATTTATCTTGCATCAAACCTGCTGATACATAATCTTCTGTAAATAAAAATACATGAGCACCACCAGACTTTGATCTACATACGACTAATGGTAATTGAAATTGTTTTATTTTATTAATTAATTTTTTGTGATCAAATTCTGCGTAAGAATCTATGTCAATACATCCCCACTTACATTTGTTGTCATCATTGATTGGTATAATACCTAAACTGTCAGCACCATCTAAATGCTTTTGCCACAACTCATCTGTGACTGGTTCTCGTTTAACAAACGATTTACCTTTAATCTTGTTACCGTCACCATTTGATTCACCAACTAAAGTGACACCATGTGCACGGTCTAATCCATAAAATATATTTTTAAATCTTTCTATCATACAAAATAAAAGTGGGCGTTTCCACGCTAGCTTCGACGCCCACTACCTAGGATACTGGTTAGTAGTTAGAAGAACCTTTTGTAGTTTCTTCTGATCCATGCTTCGCTTGGATTTCACCTTTGCCAACTGATTCTGCAAATGACTTAGCCATATCATATACAGCTTTGTCTGTTACAGGACCAACTTTAGATACATCCCAACCAAACCATGTTCCTTTGTCATTAGACATCTGAACGGTAGATAGTTGATAAATGTGGCTATAAGTAGGCGGTGTGAATAAACCGTTTTTACCTTGCATCTTTATACCCATCATCATTGAGTTCCATTTTCTACTAACTTTAAGTTGAGTAGATTTCATAGAAATCAAAGCTGTCTGTGGGTTATCTCCAAGAGTCAATACAAAATGACTAGCAGTGTTATCAAGATAATTACCATTTGGTAATCTGTCTTTATAATCCTTACCTCTAGTCGTCTGACTTACAATATCACTATCTGCATCGTGAATTGCAACAGGTGCACCTGTACTGGTACCTCTGTCTTGCCATTCAATGTACTGTCTTTTGTAATGAGCCGGTACAACTTGTATAGTGTCATACAGTTCATTAGTTACAGTATTTATTATTTTGCCTGGCTCTGCGCCTTCGACATATTTACCATCACGCTTGTTTACTTCTGGTGATAGTTGGCCCAAAATTTTTAAGAAAGGCAACGCAAGATCTTCTTGCGATATATTTTGAGCGCCTTGTGCTGCATCAGCTTCCATATCAAATGTTGCTAATGCGCTATTCTTTTTTTCTGCTACTTGGTTCATGTTTATTTGTTCCTTTTTATTGTTGTCTTATTCTCTGAGAATACCCCAAAGATTTCCGTTGGCATTTCTTTACCTGCCTCAATACGCTCACGGACTAGCGCTTTCAGAGTCATGGGCTCAACCTTCATCTTTTGTGTCGGTTGAAACCCTTGACCCTTCGCAAGTTCAGCATATGATGCTGCCTTGTTATCCTCGTTACGACCAAATGCTACCGAGATCTCATTCTTGATAATATCACCTAGTCCATTGTTACGAAGCCAGTTAAACGCCGCTTCTTTATTTGCTTCTGTAATAGTAGCACGATACGACGTTGAAACTTTAAGATGTGATCCATCTTGAAGTTTTAATTCTGCTAAACCCATTTCGCTCATCATGGTTGGTATAACCTCCCCTGATATACGTTGGTATTCTTTTTTTAAATCCTTGATGTTGTTCTCACTTGTCTCTATTCTTTTGTGCAAGTTTTCTAACATCTCTACTTGATCTGCAAGAGACTGAATATTTTCAGTTTTCTTCATTGCATCTTGTTGGTCTTGTTCAAAATTAATTGTCATCTATTTCTCCTTTCTCGTATAGATTAATTTCAATAGGATAATATTTTCTTTCTTGTTTATCCCACTTCAATACATTGTATTTACCATTTGTAATATCAGATACAATAGAACATGCAACACCAATAATTGCAGGATCACCTGTAAGTAAAAGATAATCATCAACTTTATAATTTTTTAAACCTTGTCTTAACTTATAAATAAGTGGACCAGGAGAAAAAATCATTTGAGAAAATTCTGGTAATAAAAATTTAAAGTCACCATATTTTGATGCACCCATAATATTTATTTTAGGATTACCCGATTGGGTTCCTGGAATTTCTTGTATTACATAAACTATTCTTTCTGACATTGACAAACCATATAACATCCTTTATATAGAAGTCAATAGAAAGAAGAAAATAAATTATGAATTATAAATTTAAAACTAAACCATATGCACATCAATTAACTGCATTGGAAAAATCGTGGAACAAAGAAAACTTTGCCTATTTTATGGAAATGGGTACAGGTAAAACAAAAGTATTAATAGATAATCTTGCTATGTTATATGACAAAGGTAAGATTGATGGTGCGTTAATCGTTGCACCAAAAGGCGTTGTTAAAACTTGGTATGAACAAGAACTACCTACACATTTACCAGACCATATAGAAAATGTGTCTGTATTATGGCAACCAAATATTACAAAAGGACAACAAGAAAAACTAGAATCTTTGTTTGAAATAGAAACTGCTTTACATATTTTAGTTATGAATGTCGAAGCTTTGTCAACAGACAAAGGTGTTAAGTTTGCAACTAAGTTTATTAACTCACATAAAGCTTTGATGGCTATTGATGAGTCGACTACAATTAAAACACCTACAGCTAAAAGAACTAAAAACATAATAGGTATTGGTCAGAATGCTAAATATAAAAGAATCATGACTGGTTCTCCTATTACAAAAAATCCATTAGATTTATATACGCAGTGTGAGTTCCTTGATCCGTGGTTATTGGACTTTAGTTCTTACTACGCGTTTCGTAATCGTTATGCTGAAATGAAAACGATGCATGTACACGGACGTTCTATCCAGGTAGTAGATAAGTTTCAAAATTTAAGTGAGTTATCTGATACGGTAAAACAATTTTCATACAGAGTATTAAAAGAAGATTGTTTAGATTTACCTCCTAAAGTATTTATCAAACGTCATGTAACGTTGACTCCTGAACAAAAGAAAGTTTATGAACAAATGAAGAAGGCAGCTATAGCTGTGCTCAATGGTAAAGTTACAACTACCATGACTGTATTAACTCAACTCATGAGACTACATCAAATCACTTGTGGTTATGTAGCAGCTGATGATGGCACCACACAACAAGTTGAAAGCAATAGACTTAATGAACTAATGTCTGTGTTAGAAGATACTGATGGTAAAGTTATTATATGGGCCAACTATCAAATGAGTGTAAGTGAAATAATGCAAGCATTGACTAAGAAGTATGGTGCTAATTCTTTTGTTCATTATTATGGTTTGACACCACAAGAAGATAGACAAGACTATATTCGTAAATTTCAAAACGATCCAGAGTGTAGATTTATAATAGGTACACCTCAAACAGGTGGTTATGGTATTACACTGACACAGGCTAACACTGTGATCTATTATTCTAATGGTTATGATTTAGAAAAAAGATT